CCCAATTGTGTAATTCACATTCATCAACAATATTGATCAACATCTCTCTTTTTTCTTCAAAAACACTTTTACCATAGAAAAAATATTCTCTTATTGCTGTTGACACAATCGCTATTGCTTGAGCCTCTCTTGGTATAGATTTTGATTTAACCCACGTTGTCAAACTCTTTTCAATAGAATCGTGTTCTATGGGCGCCATATAACATTTTAAATCATTATCATATCTAAAAGTTCTTTTAAGAAAGGATGATTCATCAATATGAATATATGGTTTACTCTCGGCTTCCTTATCTGCCATAGTATATATTATACCAACATCGCTTAATACTCCAGCTATACTAGTATGATTAAACCAAGGAATATTTTTTGAAACATTCATAATATTATCATCTCCATATGTACGTAAATGAACATAATCATCGAATTGATAATTGCAATCTTTTGGTTTTAGTATTTCATATGAATATCTCATTCTCAATGATCCTACGATTCCATTTATTATAACTGTTAATGGATGCCCTGAAGGATTAGATCCATAAAACATAACCAAATCTCCATTGAATTCATATAAAGCCATACATGTATCATGTGCAATACACCACAAGATAATCTCGTCTTCTGGTTTAAAATTCTCGCTCTTCTTCATACATGATATCAAAACTTTAAAAGCCGATAAAATCTCTATGGGAGACATTTTCTTATCATATGCTTTATAGTCACCTGCAATTATCGTATCCTCACCAAAATGCGTGAGATACTCATATAATTGATGCCATTCCAATGATTGAACTATCAGACCTGGTCCACTCTCAAAAACTTCCTGTTCCTCTTGGATCAATTTAACCATAGTTAATAAATACATACGCACTATAATAGTCCAATCAACAGGAGCACCTCCAAATATACGTGATTTTGCCAACATTATTTTCTTAAAAGTAGTTGCTTCATCTTTTAAATGCGCACAAAAATTTGGATACGATCTCTTGCCTTCTCTATATCGACTCAATATAGTATCAACACGCTGCATAATCTCATCATTCATAGTAACTGGGAAATCATACTCTTCATCTGGTGTCAAATTCAATAATAAATGTCTTTTACTCTTCTTCCAAGGATTTCCTGCACTAGTATTTCTATTTATTTTGTCTACAAAACTAACACCAGGTTTACCATTGATTGCTATCTTTGCATTAACCACACACAATTGATTTATACGCTCTGCAGGTAATCTAGATAGTATGCGTGATATAAAATCATTGGTGACCTTATCATAAATATTATTGTTCAACTGAGTTATAGGAGATAACATATCTAGAGCTCCTATTCTCCAAGGTCTATAATCATTCATTACTGGTTTGCCATGTTTTATTTTATATCCATATTTATCTAAGGCATGTATTAATATCGTTGGTTCTACTTTACTCTTTGATTTATTTCTAAAACCTGTAAATGATCCATATACTTCAGCACACCCTTCTGG